AATATGCAAATATGGAGAAGATGCATATCTAGATGTTGCTGATATTGTTCAAGAAACATCTTTCACAATAGATAGCAATAAAATTCTATATAAGTGTCTTAAAACCGTATTTGAACGAGAGCAAAAAGTTTCTATAGATGTTGCGCTTATATTCAGTGTGGCTTCTGAATTAGGGCTGTCTCATGTTTTTGATAAAAAAGAAGAAGTACAACATCTTAAAGCTGTCTTAGATTTTCCTGTTAATATTGATAATGTTAGAAAATTTGCAGCCAAGATTCGTAAATTAGAAATTGCCAGACTTCTCAGGGAACAACTACAGACTGCTCAAGATAAAATTTTAGACGTTAATGGTACGGAATCTATCGGCGCTATATTAAGTATTGCAGAAGATTCTGTATTTGATTTTACTAATCTTTTGAACGATGTTGATAATAATCCTATCTCTATCGGAGAAGACATAGAATCATATATTGACGATCTAGTAAATAACAAGGTGGATCAAGTCGGTATACCCACAGGCTTTCCTGTTTATGACCAAGCTATTGGGGGAGGATTACGCAGAAGCACAGTCAATGTAATCGCCGCTAGACCAAAGACAGGTAAAACTCTCTTGTCTGACAATATGGGTTTTCATATAGCCAATAAGTTAAAAATACCGGTATTAAATATGGATACTGAAATGACAAAAGAAGACCATATTAATAGAGTTCTTGCTATGATGAGCGAAATAGAAATCAATAGTATTGAAACCGGCAAGTTCGCTTCTGTTCCTACTCAATCTATGAAAATTAAAGAAGCAGTACAAAGCCTAAAAGAGACAAGACTTTATTATAAATCTATTGCGGGTAAATCTTTTGAAGATCAAGTTTCTATAATGAGAAGATGGCTCCTTAAAGAGGTAGGACTAAATGAAGACGGTACAGCAAAGGACTGCGTAATATTTTATGACTATCTAAAACTTATGGACACTCAAGGTATGAGTCAAGATATGAAAGAATATCAAGTTTTAGGTTTCATGATGACACAACTACATAATTTTGCGACTAAATATAAAATACCAATCGTGGCATTTGTGCAATTAAATAGAGACGGCATTACTAAAGAGTCTACTGATACTGCTAGTGGTTCTGATAGAATTATTTGGCTATGTAGTAATTTCAGTATCTTCAAAAGAAAGACCCCAGAAGAAATAGCTGAAGACGGTCCAACTAATGGTAATCGTAAATTGGTTCCTCTTATTAGCAGGCACGGAGGAGGATTAGATGATAATGACTATATTAATTGTCATATGAAGGGTTGGTGTGCTAAGATTAGTGAAGGTCAAACTAGATTAGAATTGTTAAATAGTACTAAAAATGATAGCGATGGCTTTTTAGTGGAGGACGATAATGCTGATGGTCAAGAAATCCCCTTTGAATGATCAAGCAAAGCTAAAAGTGCTTTGTGATGATCTTTGCGATAACATCGAAGAACTACTAGCTTATTTTGATGTAGATTATAAAGATAATGGGAAGATGATGTCAATGTCGTGTCCTATACATGATGGAGATAATCCTGGTGCTGTAAACATTTATGTACAAGGAGATACTTATAGGGGTAATTGGAAATGTCGTACACATCAATGTGAAAAAGTATTCAAGGGATCTATTATAGGTTTCGTAAGAGGTTTACTTTCTAACAAAAAACATCAATGGTCAGAAGACGGAGATAAAGCATGTTCATTCAAAGAGACGATAGACTTTGTTACAAAATTTCTCAAGAAAGACCTTAAAGATATTAACATATCAAAGATAAGCAGGAATAAAAGCAGATTTACCAATGCTGTTGGTCATATTAATAATAATGTTAAGATCAATACAGCAAACTGTTTAACTAGGAATAGGATTCGTCCACTCTTGCAAATTCCAGCACAATATTATCTAGATAGAGGATTCACTAAAGAAATCATAGATAAATATGATGTGGGACTATGCACCAACCCTGCTAGAGAAATGCATAATAGGGTTGTTGTTCCTATTTACGATATGGATTATGAATATATGATAGGCTGTTCTGGCAGAAGCATATTTGAGAAATGCAAAGAATGTTCATGTTTTCATAGTCCAGATGAATCCTGTCCAGAAGATAACAAAAAATATCTTTATTCTAAATGGAAACATAGTGCAAATTTTAAGAGCCAAAATTGTTTATACAACTTCTGGTTCGCTAAAAAGCATATCCAGGAAACAGGTGTCGCTATTCTTGTAGAGAGTCCCGGTAATGTATGGAAGCTTGAAGAAAATAATATACACAATAGTGTCGCAGTCTTTGGAGCTAATTTAAGTGATAGACAAAAAATATTATTAGATGCATCTGGAGCGATGAATCTTATAATACTAATGGATAATGATGAGGCTGGCAAAAAAGCCGCAGTTAATATTGTAGACAAATGCAAAAATACTTATCGATTACATGTTCCGTCTATTTCTAAGTTAGATGTTGGCGAAATGAGCAGTTCAGAAATAGATACTGAAATTAAAGAATTTATTAAAAGGGTACTATAATGATTATAGCTTTTGCTGGCAGAAAACAATCTGGTAAAACTAGCGCATGTGAATTTACAGCAAATGTTTATTCTCAAACTATGCAAAAAAATTCTGCCATATATAATTTTGCTGATCCGTTAAAAAAAATGTGCATAGATATATTAGGCTTAACATATGAACAATGTTATGGTTCCGATGAAAGCAAGAACGAATACGTTAATTGTCTTTGGCCCGATAGCGGCAACGCTATGACAGCCAGAGAAGTTATGCAATATGTGGGTACTAATATATTTAGAAAAATGCAACATAATGTTTGGGCCGATGCAACTATTCGAAAAATACAAGATGAAAATCTGCCTTTGGCTCTAATAGCTGATTGTCGTTTTCCTAATGAGGTTGAAGCTGTTAAAAATGCCGGCGGTCTAGTAATTAAACTTAATAGAAATCTGTATAGCTCTACGCATGAAAGCGAGACAGCATTGGATGAAGACAGATACGACCAATCAAATTTTGATTTTGTAATAGATAATAAAGATCTAAAAATTGGAGCAAAAAATGAATTAATATATAGCTTCCTTAAAGTCAAGAGGGTATTACCATTATAGTAACATACATAAGAAGCAGTTCATATGGCACGCATAACATGTGTCCTATGCAATACTTCATTGAATATAATTTAGGTCATAGATCCCCATCAAATAAAAAAGCAGACAAGGGAACTATATGCCACAAAGTATTTGAGATATTAGCCTTCATAAAATTAAATCAACAACAAAATAATCGTTATTTTGAAGACGATATTATAGGGCCTGTTGATATTACTAACTATAGTCTTAATACTATTATCGAACAAGTTTATAATTTTTATACTTCTCAGTTTACTCATCACGAATGGACAGTCAGAGACTTTAAAGATTGTGATAAATGGGTTTATAAAGCATTAGAATATGGCGATGGAATGTTTGATCCACGCAACAGGGATATCGTAGAGCCTGAACAACACTTTGATATAGAAATTAAAAAAGACTGGGCCAAGTACGATTATCATGCTAAAGAGGGTCATCTCCAAGGTAACCTTGCTATCAAAGGCACAATAGATTTAATCACTAAAGTTAATGATAATACATATGAAATTATTGATTGGAAAACAGGCCGTAGATTAGACTGGGCGACAGGTCAAGAAAAAACTTTAGAAAAACTACACAAAGATCCCCAGTTAATGTTGTACTATTATGCCATACATAAATTATATCCAGATATTAAGCATGTCATAGTATCTATCAACTTTATTAACGACGGAGGCATGTATTCTGTGTGTTTTGATCAAAGCCATATTTATCAAGTAGAAATGATGCTTCGTAAGAAATTTGAAGACATTAAAAACACAACAGATCCCAAGCTGAATAAAAGCTGGAAATGTACAAAATTATGCCACTTTGGTAAGAACACTTTTGAGGGCACAGATTATTTGCCTAGCGTGGAATATAGAGAGAACCAAATAACTACCCTTGGACAAAACATGACTATATGTGAACAGATAAAACACGAAATAGCGATCAAAGGAATGGATAATGTGATTGACGAATACCAGCGTCCCGGTTATAATATTGGACAGTACAAGGCTCCTGGTAGCGCAGAATAGGAACGATGAAAAAATATACACCCTTGCATGTACACAGTATGTACAGTCTTTTGGATGGCCTCAGTAAACCAGCGCAAATTGCTGATAGATGTGAAGAAATAGGCGCAAAATCTTGCGCCCTTACTGATCACGGCAATATTGCTGGTGCTATTAAATTTTATACACAAATGAAAAGCAGGGGCATAAAACCAATACTTGGATGCGAACTTTATATTTGCGATCAAGACGCCTCATTACAGTCTAAGGAAAATAGAAGCCTATCTCATTTGTTGGTGCTTGCTAAAAACTACGATGGCTGGCAAAGCCTGATTAAAATTGTATCAGAATCCAACAAACCGGAACATTACTATCATAAACCGAGATTAGATCTCAATCGTTTGGGAGAAATGTTAGATGGTAATCTGATAGGCATATGTGGACATTTGGGATCGACACTAGCAAATAAGCTTGTAGAAAATGATACCATAGTATCTGATTGGAAAAATATCGGAACAGAATATGTTGGTCGTTTCAAAGACATATTTGGTAAAGATAATTTCTTCCTTGAAGCACAGCTTATGGATAAGGATAATCTTGAGATCCAGTCCAGCCTCACAGACTGCATAAGAGAATTATCTAAACTTACTCATACCAAAACTGTTTGCACACCTGATGCACACTATTGTAAAAAAGAGGATGCTGTTGATCAAAGGGTGTTGCTATGCAATAATCTTAAGACCACTTTTCCAGAGATTAATCGTAAGCTTAATAATAACGAAGATATAGGTCTTGGTGCATTCTTCTCTTCAGATAATTTTCATATATTATCACAAGAAGAAATTAATGCCTTACATACTGAAGAAGAAATAGATAATACTAATCTAGTTGATAGTATGTGCGAAGAATACAATATTCTTAGCAAACCAAACCTACCTCCATTTGCATGTCCAGACGGATATGATGATGCAGAATACCTAAGACAGCTTTGTAGGAATGGATGGAGAGACAAAATCGCCAACCATGTGCCAGAAAACGAACATCAGGTTTATGTAGATAGAATCAAATATGAACTAGATGTTCTTCAAGGAGCAGACCTATCCAGTTATTTTCTTATCGTGCAGGATATCGTTAATCATGTT